GAGTACGCCCGGTGGTATCCGCTCAAGGACATCCCCGAGCAAGTGCGGCTGCGCGACGAGGTCAAGCGCTTCAAGCTGGTGCCGGCCGGCCGACGGAGCGGCAAGACGGAACGGCTCAAGCGCACTGTGGCCAAGGAGGCCATGAGGCACCCAGGCGAGCTGTACTTTCTGGCCGCCCCGACCTACACGCAGGTCAAAAAGATTTTCTGGGACGACATGAAGCTGCTGACGTTCGCGTCAACGCACGAGAAGCGGCCGAGCGAGTCGGACCTGAAGATTTTCATGCCGAACGGCACCGAGATCCACCTCATTGGCTTGGACAAGCCCGAGCGCTTCGAGGGCATCCCCTGGACCGGCGGCGGCATCGACGAGATTGCCGACATCAAGCCGACCGCCTGGGAGTCGAACATTTTCCCAGCGTTGAACACGGTCAATCCGACCCGGCCGGACTATCGCGCCTGGTGCTGGCTGACGGGCGTGCCGGACGGCCTGAACCACTACTACGACCTGTGCCAGTACGCCAAGACCTCGGGCGACCCTGACTGGGCGGTGTACCACTGGCTCAGCCGCGACATCCTGCCGCCCGATGTGATCGAGGCGGCCAAGCGCGTCATGAGCGCGCAGCAGTTCAAACAGGAATTCGAGGCCAGCTTCGAGACGGCCACCGGGCGCATTTACGGCGACTACAGCGAGGCCAACCACACCGACGCGCGTATCGAGCCGCACGAGCAGCTGATGTGGATGCACGACCAGAACTTCACGCCGCTGTCGTCTGCCGTGGGTGTTCGCCGCGGCGATGCGCTGTACCTGCTCGACGAGATCGTGCTCACCTCAGCCGTGTCCCGACAATCGGCGTTGGAGTTCGTCGAGAAGTTCAAGGACCACAAGAACCGCCGCGTGCTGGTCTATGGCGACCCAGCGGGCCGCGCGGGCGAGAAGCACGGCCACAAGTCCGACTACACCGAGATTGAGGAAGTGTTACGGGCCAACCGGTGGACGTTCGAACGCCGGGTGAAGCTGGCGCATCCGTCCATCAAGGACCGGCAAAACTCGGTGCGCAGCAAGATCTGCTCGGCCGACGGCCGCCGCTCGCTGTTCGTCAACCCGACGCTGGCCAAGTGGTGCGATAAAGGCCTTTCGACCGTGCAGCTGCAAGAGGGGTCAACGTTCCAAGAGGACCAGAAGAACCAATACCAGCACATCACCACGGCGATCGGCTATTGCGTGGATTATGAGTGGCCGGTTATCGTGCCGATGGGTAACATTGACGTCAGCTTCGCCACTTAGGAACGACCATGGCCGTAAAAGACACCGCGAAGGGCTACACCGAGGCCGCCAGGCGCGCTAAGCGCGTCCGCGACTGCGTGGAGGGCCAGGACGCCGTCAAGGCCGCGGGGAGCTGCTATCTCCCGGTGCCGAACCCGGCCGAGGCGGAGAGCAGCATCGAGAGCAAGAAGAAGGCCGCCCTGGCGCGGTACGCCGCCTACTTGCAGCGCGCCCTGTTCGTCAACGTCACGGGGCGGACGCACGAGGGTCTACTCGGCGCGGTCATGCGCGAGCCGCCCACGATGAAGCTGCCCAGCGCCATCGCCTACGCTGAGGACGACTGCGACGGCGCGGGCACCAGCCTGGAGCAACTGGCCGGCGATGTGGTCGGCGAGCTGATGGAAGCGGGCACTTTCGGCCTGCTGGTGGACTACCCGGCCGCCGAGGCCACGCGCAGCGCTGCCGACGAGCGCGCCCTCGGCCTGCGCGCCACCGTCGCCCGCTACCCGCTCGAATCAATCATCAACTGGCGGGCCGTGCGCGTCGGCGCCGAATATCGCCTGGTGCTGGTGGTGCTGGCCGAGAAGCTGGAGATCCCAGGCGACGAGTTCAGTGTGACCGTCGAGGACCGCTATCGGGTGCTGAGACTAACCGCAGAGGGATACAGCGTCACGCTGTACGACGACACCGGCGAGATCGTAGAGCCTGAGCGCTTCCCGACCGATGCGGCCGGCAACAAGCTGCGCGAGATCCCGTTCGCCTGGGTCGGCGCGCGTAACAACCGGTTCGGCTACCAGAAGCCCCCGCTTATCGACATTGCCGACGTGAACCTGGGCCACTACCGCAACAGCGCCGATCACGAGGAATCGCTCTTCATGGCGGGCCAGCCGACGTTCGTCCTATGGTCCACCATGAGCGGCGCGGACTTCCGCGAGGCTAACCCCGACGGCGTGCAAGTCGGCAGCCGCTCCGGCGTCTATCTAGGCGAGGGAGGCGGCGCGGACATGCTGCAATTCCAGGCTGGCGGCGCGCTGGCTGCCGAGATGGCGACCAAAATTGACATGATGGTGCAGCTGGGCGCCCGGCTGATTACCGCCCGCACCGGCACGCAGACTGCCGAGGCGGCCCGCATTGACGCCAGCGCCGAGAGTAGCGCCCTGGCGAAGCTCGCCAACAATGCCAGCGACGCCATTGAAAAGGCGTTGCGCTGGATGGCCGTGTTCATGGGCGGCAATCCCGACCAGGTGGAGTTCGAGCTGAACAAGGAATTCTTCGACACCTCGCTCAGCCCGCAAGAGGTCATGGCGCTTATCCAGCTGGCCGACCGCGGCGACATCGCCAAGCAAGACATCCGCAGCGTTCTGCGTCGCGGCAACTGGCTGGACGGCGCTCGCAGCGACGAGGAGATCGACAGCGATGTGGCGAGCGGTGGCGGCGGGTTGCCGCCGGTAGCACCGTGAGCGCAAACGCCTACCTGACCGACGCAATGACGCGCCACGCGGTTTTTGTCGAGCGCTTCGGCGGAGGCGTGTGGCGTAAGGACATCGCCCCCATTATCGCCAAGATGCGCGACGATCTGGCTAGCGCTGTCGTAAACGCGCAACTGACCGAGGACCAGCTCTTTCGCGTCAACACGCTAATCGCCGACACCGACGCCATTGTCCTGGCTGCCACTGAGGCCATGGCGTCGAGCTTCGCCGTGAGCCTTCCCGCGTTCGCTGAGTACGAAACCGAGTTCACCCAAAAGGTGCTCGGCCAGGTGCTGACGGTTGAGCTGGGCGGCGTGAGCGTCGAGACCGTAGCGGCCGCGGCCACCAACACCACGCTTACGCTAGTCAGCGGCAAGGACGTCGAGCAACTGACCGTGCGCCAGGTGCTGGAGGTGTTCAACCAGCGCGCTGCGTCCGACGTGTCCACACTGCTGCGGGCCGGGGCTGTTGAGGGCAGGACCAGCCAGGAGCTGGCGCGCGACGTGCGCCGGATGGTGGGCAGCCGCACCGCTCAACAGGCCGAGGCACTGACGCGCACCGTCGTGGCCAGTGTGAGCGCTCAAGCCAGCCGGGCGACCGGTGCGGCCAACTCTGACGTGCTGGCCGGGGAGCGCTGGACGTCCACATTGGACGGGCGCACGAGCCTGGTGTGCGCTGGGCGCGACGGCAAGGTCTATCCGATCGGCCAAGGCCCGTACCCGCCTGCGCATTATTCGTGCCGGAGTAGACGTACGTGGGTTGTCAAGCCTGAGTTTGCCGTTCCCGGGTTCGAGGGTACGCGCGCCAGCTACGAGGGCCCAGTGAGCGCGCAAAGCACGTTCGGCGGCTGGCTGAAGAAGCAAAGCCCCGCCTTTCAAGACGAGGTGCTTGGACCCGAACGCGCCGCGCTGTTCCGCTCAGGCAAGGTGAGCATCGACCGGTTCACGGATGACGCCGGCCGGACGCTCACGCTTGAGGAACTGAGGGCGCGGGAGGGGCTTACGCTTTGACGTGAGCGTGCTACACTCGCAACAGCGCGCCCTGTGGGCCGCACCCATTAACTAGCGGAGCTAGCGACATGCCCCTTGCATTTGAAGTGGACGCCCTAGACGGCGTCGACGATGCTCACAAGCCACTCTACAAGCAGACCGAGGGCGGCAAGTTCCGCCTGGATGTGGATGGCGTGGATGGCATCTTGAAGAAAAACACCGAGCTGTTGACCGAGACCAAAGCCGAGCGCGCCAAGCGCCAGGCACTTGAGCAGCAGCTGGCGCAGCAGGCCGAACAGGACCTGGTGGCCAACAAGAAGTTTGAAGAGCTGGCCGAGCAGCGCGGCAAGGACGCCGCGACCTACAAGGCCCGGCTGGAGCAGCTAGAGCAGAACATCGCCAACGAGAAGCGCACTAGCGTGGCCACCACACTGGCCGCTGCGGTCGCGGTCGATGAGTCGGCCGTGGAGCTGCTGGCCGAGCAAGTCCTCAAGATGGCTGAGTACACGCCCGAGGGCGTCAAATTCAAGGACGGCTTGACCGCTGAGCAGGTCAAGGCGCACCTTACGAGCAAATACCCGCGCCTTGTCAAGGGCTCGGGTGCTTCGGGTGGCGGTGCCTCCGGGGCGAACGGCGGCGCCGGCGAAGCAAAAACCATGCTCCGTTCGGAGTTCGACAAAATGACGCCCGACGCCAAGCACCGCTTTATGCGTTCTGGCGGCAGCCTCACTGAATAAGGACTAGCCACCATGGCAAACACTCTCACCTCCCTTAGCGTTGACCTGTACAACGCCCTCGACGTCGTGTCGCGCGAGCTGGTCGGCATTATCCCGGCCGTCACTTCCGACATGACCTACGAGCGCGCTGCGGTCGGCCAAGTCGTCCGCAGCCCGGTGACCCCTGCGTCCACCGCATCGGACATTTCCCCCGCCGTGACGCCGCCGAATGACGGCGATCAGACCATCGGCAATGTGCAGATGACCATCACCAAGGCCCGCCGCGTGCCGGTGCGCTGGAACGGTGAGGAAATTCTGCGGCTCGATAACAACGGCGCCCAGTACAACGTCATTTTTCGCGACCAGATCGCGCAAGCCATGCGCACCCTGGCCAACGAGGTCGAAGCCGACCTGGCTGCGCTGCACATCGGCGCTTCGCGTGCTTACGGCACTGCGGGCACCTCGCCGTTCGCGTCCGACCTTAGCGATACCGCCCAAGTCCTGAAGATCCTCAAGGACAACGGCGCTCCGATGGCTGACCTGCAAGCCGTGATCGACACGACCGCCGGCGCCAAGATGCGTACCTTGACCCAGCTTACCCGCGCCAACGAGGCCGCCGACTCCAGCCTGCTGCGCCGTGGCGTGCTGCTGGATGTGCACGGCTTCGCCATCCGCGAGTCGGCCCAAATCAAGACCAGCACCAAGGGCACCGGCGCCAGCGCTACCACCAACGCGGCGGGCTACGCTGTCGGCGCTACGGTGATCACGCTTGCATCGGCCGGCACTGGCACCATCGTGGCGGGCGATGCGATCACCTTCGCGGGCGATACCAACAAGTACATCGTGGCTTCCGGCGACACTGATGTGTCCAACGGCGGCACGATCACCCTGGCCGCGCCCGGCCTGCGCCAAGCCATCGCGGCGTCGGCTACCGCCATCACGGTGCTGAACAACGCGGTGCGCAACCTCGCGTTTAGCCGTAACGCCATCGCGCTGGCCACTCGTGCGCCGGCCCTGCCCCCGCAGGGCGACTCGGCGGCCGACCGCATGATTGTTTCCGACCCGATCAGCGGCCTGTCGTTCGAAGTCTCGATGTACCCGCAGTACCGCCAAATGCAATACGAGGTGGCGCTGGCCTGGGGCTGCGCGGTCGTCAAGCCCGAGCATCTGGCCATTCTGCTGGGTTAACCTAAGCGCCCCGCTTCGGCGGGGCCTTTCTGTTGAAAGGAATCGACATGGCTTGCATCAAAGTCAAACCGTGGGGCGAGGGCCAGGGCGATCACGTGCTGATCGAGGAAGAGAACTTCGACTCGAGCAAGCACGCGCTGATCGAGGAAGAGGCCGCCGCGGTCGTGACGCCCTTGGCGTCGGGCGGTGACGGCCCGCAGAAAACCCCGAAGAATAAGGCCTGACGGCAGCCCCTGCGCGAGCGGGGGCCACCGTGAGCCCTTGAGAGCTGCGAGGCAACAAAATGCACGCGCTGAATTTCCGCCGCATCGCGCCCATCGAGGCTATTTCCGACTTTGCCGATCGCGTAGGGCTGGGAGAGGTCGAGGGATACCGCCGTGTCGCGCTGTACGGCAACAATCCCAGCGTGACCGACACCGGCGACGTGTGGACAGGTGGCGGCATCTACCCGTGGATGACCGCCGCGACCAGCTTGGAAGTGGTGAGCGACAGCGCGTCAGACGTGGGGGTCGTGGTGCTCTTCCAGATGCTCGGCGCCAGCTACAACGAGCTGCCGACACTGATAGCGCTGAACGGCACCACGCCGGTGGCGCTGCCGGGCCAGTTCTTCCGATGCAATGGCGCCATCGTGGTCACAGCAGGCGCCGGCCAGTCTACCAACGTCGGCACGATCTCCCTGCGCGACTCGGCCGGCGGCACGGTGCGGGCCATCATCCCGGCCGGGCGCGGCACCGCCCGCCAATCCGCCTACACCGTGCCGGCCGGTTACAAGCTGGCCATTCGCGGCACGCATGGCGCCATCAACCGGGACACGGGCGCGGCAGGCACCAAGGTCGCCACCATTGCGTCGTGGGTCCGACCGCCATCGGGCGGAGCGGTGGTGCTGCCGGCCGAGCAGCCGGCCACCGTCGCGTGGAGCGTCCACAATTACGCGGTGCCGGCACTGCTGCCCGAGAAAACCGACACCGTGCTGCGTGTGATCAGCACCAGCCATTCCGGCCTCGACGTAACAGCCGGTATCATGGGCTACATTAAACCGAACGGGAGCGCTTAAGCATGGCCTTCACCCTCACAACCTACGGCAAGGGCAAGCTGGCCGGCGTATTCCCGCAAGGCCTCGCCTCGGGCGTGCCGGCCACTTGGTATCTGGCGCTGGCCACGGCCATCACCAATGCGACCACGGGTGCGTTTACCGAAGCGACCGGCACCGGTTACGCACGGGCCACCATTGACGCGAGTGACGCCGCTTGGAGCGGCACCAGCCCGCAGTGCGTGAACGCCGCCGACATTTCCTACCCGACGCCGGGCGGGAACTGGTCAAGCGGGGCCAACATGACGCATATCGTGCTCACCGACGCATCGTCGGGCGGCAATGTGTGGGGCTACTGGGACATCACCACGCCGCAGCCCGTGCTCAGCGGCCAGGCCGCACCGGTCATCGCCGCGGGCGCACTGCAGCTGACGGCCGGGGGCTGATCATGGCCATCGCATCGTTCGACGATTGGATTGCATCGGTAAAGCAGACCGTAATCTATTTCCGCAACGGCACGCGAACCAGCGTCGCCGCGCTGTGGTTTGTGATCCGCGACCTAACCGGCAATCCTGGCGTAGGCACGCTGGCTGGATCGAGCACTACGGCAGGCGTTGTGCCTACTGATGCTACAGCAGGGCATCCGGCGATTAATGATTTTGCTGGCGGCGCTACTGGCTACCTGACCCAGATGGAATTCGGCAGCACTGTCGCATGTCGGCTGATGCTTGCGGATATGCTGTGGATTGGCGGGGCATACTCGTACAATTCGGCCGTGACCCTGTCTAGCCAGCCGAGCTATGCAAGCCGACTGCCCAATGGCAGCTACAACGGCTTGGAAATGTGGGTAGAGGTAGTAACCGCCTTCACTGGCAACCCGACGATTACCATCACCTACACCAATCAGGCCGGCACCGCTGGGCAATCCACCAGTATCTCCGCCACCGCACCGACGCTTGGCCGCTTTATCCAAGTGCCGCTGGCTGCTGGCGATTCCGGTATTCAGAAAATCGAAAGTGTTACCGGCACTGTCGCCACGGCCGGCACATTTAACGTCGTGATTCTTCGCCCTCTTTGGACTGGCCGCGTAGCCGCTACAAACTCGGGCGATGTGCATGGTCTTGACAAAACAGGCATGCCGATCGTGTTCCAGGATTCGGCACTGGTCGCGTACGTCAATGCTGATAGCACCAGCACCGGCGTGCCGGAGCTGCGGTTCGAGATAGCGAGCAAGTAATCATGGTGCTGCTGCGGCGTCACCCAGCGTGGCTGCCGAAGGACGAGTATTTGATCCCGTCCTTATTTAAAGGCGGCGCGCTGGAGTCGATCAACACCGCGCTGTTCTTCGACGCCGCGTCGGGCGCAAGTTTTGCCGGCTCGGGCGCGTGGACCTACTCGGGGCAGACGTCATTCGCCACGCGGTCGCAGCTGGCGGGCACGGGCGTTTGGGCCTACTCCGGCGCCGCCAGCGTGGCCACTCGCTCGCGCTTCAGCGCCTCGGGCGCGTGGACCTACTCGGGGTCGGCATCCCTCACTGGGGGAGAAGAAGAGCCGGGGGCCAGCTTCGGGGCGGCCGGCGCGTGGACTTACTCCGGCGCCGCCAGCGTGGCTACCCGCTCGCTATTCGCGGCTTCGGGCGCATGGACCTACTCGGGATCGGCCGCCCTAGGCGCGGAGGCTGCATCGTTGGGCACGACCCTTACGCTTGCCCCGGTAGCGCTCACATTGGCGCCGGTGCAACTCGCGCTCGCGCCGGTGGAATTGCGGCTATAATCGCCCGCAAGGAGATTGACAAATGGCCGTGACTGTTGGAGTGGATAGCTACGTGGATGAATCCCAGCTGGACGCATATGCGGCCGCGCGGGACATCACGCTTGACGGCAACAAATCGGCCTCCTTGATCAAGTCCATGGACTACCTGGCGTTGCAAAGCTGGGCCGGCGAAAAGACCGACCCCGGCCAGCCGCTGGACTTCCCGCGCGACGGCGACACGGTCGTGCCTGCCGCCATCGAGAAAGCCCAAATGCAGCTGGCCCTGATGGTGTTCCAAGGCATCGACCTGCTGGCTCCGCGCGGCCCTGCGGTCAAGCGCGAGAAAGTGGACGTGCTGGAGGTCGAGTATCAAGACGGCGCTGGCTCGGTTACAGTCTACCCGGCCGTCGACAAGCTGATCGCTCCCTATCTCGCCCGCTCGACGGGTTACGCTAACTTCGCGGTGGTGCGGTCATGACGGACAAGGTCGTACAACTTAACGTGGTGCCGGTGCGCGGCGCTCCGAATCCTGGCGTCGTGGCCCGTCTGGAGGAATGCCTGGCGGCAGCGCGTCGCGGCGACCTGACCAGCGTGTTTGTGGCAGGCCTTCAGACGGACGGGTCGATACTCAGCGGGTTCCAGATGCACGACGGCGACAGCGTGTTTTGCATGTTGGGTTGTATTGAGTCGGCCAAACGTGACTTCATGAACCTGACGATCGAGCAGCGCTGATATGGCCTTCAACTACGCCAACGCCCAAGCCACCGCCAGCCGCCTGATCGCGCAGTTTGGCGCCCCGCGCCAAGTGGTGCTGGTGCGCCCCGGCGTGCCGGCCGGGCCGGACTGGGATCCGATACCGGGCGAAGACACTCGCACGTCGGCCACGTGTGTGATCTTGCCGGCGTCGAAAAGCACGATTGAGGCATTCGATAATCGCTTTGAGGCGGGCACGCTGATCGACGAGCGCCTGCGCTTTGTGATCATGGCGGCGTCGGGTCTGCCGTTCGTACCGAAGGGCGCGGACTACCTGGAGTTCGACGGCGGCCGGTGGTTCATCCTCGGCGTTACGCCCCTGAGTCCCGGCGGCGTCGACGTGCTTTACAAGATGGGCTGCCAACTGAATGGGGCGCCGGCATGAGCTTCTCGACCGACATCCAAAAATTCGCCCGCAAGACCGGCGGCAGCCTTGAGCAGGTCGTGCGTGCTACCTGTCTGCAGCTGAGCGCCAGCATCATCGAGCGCACGCCCGTGGACACTGGCCGCGCCAAAGGCAACTGGCAGGCGAGCATCGGCCGGCCCGAACTGAGCGTGCTGGATACCG